AATTTACCATAAAGGAAGTTGAGAAAGCGATGATGGCAGTTTTACCGGCCTTTCCTAAGCGTAAGCTGTTACATAAAATTGCCTTTGTGAGTCGTGTTTGGCAATTGACCAAAGCAAGATTAGAGGAAGAATTAAATGACCAATAACGAAGGTTTTTATGACCCGCATGGAAAGAGATATGAGAAGCTCAAAGATAAATGAAATACATAGACTTATTTGCCGGTATAGGGGGGTTTAGGTATGGGCTTGAAAAGGCTGGGGAATATTTACGAAAGCAGGGGACAAGCGGGAATGATATACGACTCAGAAGGGTTAAGTCCAAGTCTAACTCCAGCCAAAAGGGGAGGAAAAGCAGCAATGCCTATTGTTGTGTCTGGTCAAACGAGTGGGACAAATATGCCAGCCAAATCTACAAAAAACACTATGGAAAATGCGACACGAGGGACATCAGAACAGTTAGGGCTAGTGAAATCCCCAAGCACGACCTTATCTGTGCAGGATTTCCTTGCCAAAGTTTCTCGATTGCTGGGAAACGGAAAGGATTCGGTGATACGAGGGGTACGCTATTTTATGAAATATGCCGGATCGCTGGGTTTCACCGAACCCCTTATTTACTCCTTGAGAACGTCAAGGGACTCCTCAATCACGATAAGGGAGAGACCTTCTCGGTCATCCTCGAATCGCTGGATGAGCTGGGGTATGACTGCCAATGGCAGGTGCTTAACAGCAAGGATTTCGGTGTTCCCCAAAACAGGGAAAGGGTGTTCATTGTCGGACATCTTAGAGGACAAGGTAGACCCAAAGTATTTCCTATCGGAACGGGGAATAAACAAAATATTCAAGAGGGTAAGAAAAAACCAGAAGGAAGGTCGTGGGTTTCAACCATTGACAGTAGGTGCGGGGAAAGATGGTCAACTGAAACCTATGTTCGAGCAGACAAGCAGAATACACGGGAAGGAAGGGATAAGTCCGACAATTCCAACACCATCAGGAAGACATCATATTCCAATGGTGTGCGAATCAGACGACTAACACCAACCGAATGTGAAAGACTACAAGGCTTTCCTGATGGCTGGACAGAAGGGATAAGCGACGCCCAAAGGTATAAGTGTTTAGGAAACGCAGTAACAACTAATGTAATAACAGCAATAGGAGAAAGACTTAAATGAGGAACATCGAAAACCGAAGAAGGGTGCTTGAGATTTACGGGAATGAGTGCGCCAACAAGGGCGACCCAAGGATCAAGCATACCTTCAAACGAAGGTTGACCTTTCATCATATTGTCTTTCAAAGCGAGGGTGGCACAGATGAGAAGTCAAACCTAATCCCGCTTTGCCGGAAGTGCCATGATTTTACTCATGAACTAGCAGAGGGCCGGGAATATTACCTTGATAGTAGTGGTAAGAAGCGGAGGAGGTGAATAACATGCCAAGAGGAAAACCACGATCATTGGCCCAAAGAAAGGCCAGACATAAGAAAAAATATGGTTCGCTAAAAAACTTTCCCAGAAGAAGAAGGGGGCGCGGGGGAAGATAAAACTAGGCCAACCCGATAGGAGGTGATAAAATATGATGAAAGTGGTTCAATGGATTGTTTTAATTTGGACAGTCATTGGGGCTGTTTATGCTTTAACTGATGGAAACCTTGCGTGGGATGAGACTATTTTTACCTTGATTTATAGTGCTTTAGTGTTTGGTTTAATGGTTAATAGCTTGAAAAATGAAGAAGCCAAAACGGAAAACATTAAGAAATAAAGCTGATAAACTTTGGTCTGAACTGATCAGGTTAAGAAATAAGGGCAAATGCGAGATATGTGGCAAGCGTGCCACTAATCCTCATCATATTATTGGCAGGAAGAACTTAACCTTGAGGCATGATCCGAGGAATGGCGTTTTACTTTGTTTTTACCACCATACCGGCGGAAACCTATCCGCCCATAATGATCCCCTGTGGTTTAGGGAATGGCTAATCAAGCACCGAAGGAAGGACTACAATTATTTAATGTTTAAGAGAACGAAACTGGAAAGTAAAGTTGACTATGAGCAGAGAATTAAGCTTCTTAAATCACTCCTAGCAGTCGAAAAAACAAAATAGTGGCCAAGCATGAAGCAATAATCAACCATTTATAGGTTGCATAATACAACCTAACTTTACGGTAGTTAAAAACTTCACGCCCATTGAAATAAATTATTTTCATTTATCTGAGAGGATATGATCACAAGCCAAACAATAGCCTGTTTCCCTGATTGACAACTTATTAAGATTATCAGGAAAATACTTCCGGCAAGATTGACAGCGTGTCCGGGTTAAGTCTTTAGCTAGTCTTGAAAGTTGCTCAACAACAACTTTGTCAGCCTTTATTTTCTTTAAACCGGCTTTAGCATTCTTATAGTCCTGATAGTCTGATACTCTAATATCCATTTTCACCTCCTTTCAAATGCTTCTCAACCAATAATCTAACCGGCCCAACCAATTCAAATCCTCATCATAAGCCCAACCATGCTTTAAAGCATAACCATATAATGAATTGATTTCCTTCCGGTATTTTAAGTAAAGATAGAGTTTTTTAATCATTTTAAAGACATATAATAAATGTGAGCCTGTTTAATGTATTCTTTAATATCTTCGGGCATATTTTGTTCAATTGGCTTTAGCATCAACCAATTTAATTCTCCTCGTGTTAGGTTTTCAAAACTTGGGACGATTGTCCCTGTTGATAGTTTGATTTTCATTTTTGATTGTCTAGCCATTCTTGATACATTTCATTACCTTCAATTTCCCGCCTTATTTTGTTATAATCTCTAATTGCTCCTTGGTAAATATCGATTGAGGCTTGCTGAATGAATTTTGGCAACATCCCAAACTCAACACCTCTTATCTTATAGGCGATTTCAATTGTTTTTAATGCTTGTTTAGTTATTTTGTCTTTATCCGATTTTTTCATTTTTAAGACCTCATCTGCGGGGGCGTTGGAGGCTTTACCAACCAACCCCCACGCAGTCAAGCCTTAATCCTCCAAAAATGACTCAGCGATTTCATACCAGTCAATCCGGTGCTGACTCATTTCGTCAGTTTTCCAACCGGCTTCATGAGCTTCTTCCCAGTAATCCTTGATCGCTTCGGCTATGGCGTTTGTGCCTTGTTTTTTGTTCATTCTGGCGATTTCACGGCAAGCCAGATAAGTGCCCTCTTCATTATTCAACCATAGGTTAGCGTTCCAAGTTTCCCAGTTTGCCCAACCATTGTATTTATCATTCATTTCATTTTTTCACCTCCTTTCGTTGTTTAGTTTGTTTTAATTGACTTGGCATGAGTTGGGCAAAACCATTTGCCCTTATCAATATAGTCGGGGAGTTCCACCCATACCAAGTTTTCAACCCCTCGTATTTCGCAGTTATCGTGCTGGCATTTTGGCCCGTTTCCAAAGATGCTGTTGATGTTATTTAAGTGTTGCTTCATTTTTTAATTCCTTATTCAAGCTCCCTAGCCTCTAGCCAAAGCTAGGAAGCAAAAACAAAGAGTTAATGAATTAGTCTTGTTATAAAGTGCTATTAAAAACTGGATACTAACAGCAAGTAGTTTTTAACTTATTTCAAAGCCGTTTCAGGCTAGTTTCTAACTTACTTGACAAGCATCAATAAATTTTTGCTCATTAAAGCGTGGGTTATCTTTAGAAAGCTCAGTGCTCAATGATCCGATTAGGCTCATAGCTTCAATTTTTGAAGTATAACCCTCGTAAAGCATGGTATGCTTCCAAGCGTTTTTGATTGCCCGGGCGATTATAATATAATCCTTCTTAGTCATATTTTGCCCTCCTTTCTCTTGCTGTTAGTATTCAATTATTAAAGTGCTAATTGACTCGGCAAGGATTCGTTTTAAACTATCAATGCTGATTTTGTTAGCTCTTGACTAGTCGAACCCTTGCCCTGCTGTCCGGCAGTGTCAATTAAAAAACCCTTGCCGGAGAACAAGGGTTTATTCTATTTTACCCGATCTCCGGCTCGGTATCAATTAGATTTTCAATGATCTGATTAGAGAATATCATCTATTATACATATTGTCAAGCCCCAATTTAGCCTCAAATTTTAACACTGATCCCGGTGGTAACCATGCAACCATTATCTTATGGTATAATAAAAACCATCATGAAAGCCCCATCAGTAGATGAGTTATTAAAAGAATTAAAGGATATGAGTCCGCCATTGCCTAAAGAAATCAAAACGAAAGAAGTTGTAACCAAGAAGGAACACAAATTAAAGAAAAATCCTCATATCAAACGAAGACTATATACCAGGTTATCAGAAGATAAGAAGAAGAAACTATTATTACAAGCGTTTGATCTGTATGCTACCGGGTTGACATATCAGCAGATAGCCTTAAAACTGGGAGTTCCGGCTACTACAATGTTTGAGATACTTAGTTCCGACGCTTCCTTTGAGTATGTAAAAAATTTGAAGTCCAAGGCTATCGCGATTAAGTTTTTAGACGATATTGAGGCTAACAGACAGGCACAAGCCAAGCTCCGGGACAAGGCCACTTTCTCACAGCTAGGTACCGACATTGGGATCAAGTGGGATAAGGTACACCCGCCCAATCAGGTGGCCCAGCAGTTCAACATAGGCAATAGAAAAATAGAGGTGGTTATGCCCAAGTTTTTTAAGCCCAGGCGCTAATCTAGGCACGAATAATGTCGCACAAGATATAATGTAAGACAATGCTTGGGAGGCTAGGGTCCCATAGGGGTGGGCGTGAACCTTGTATAGGGTACCTACACGGTTTTACAGCCTACACCGCTTTGTAACACTTAAATGTATCTGTTACGGATAAATGAAATATCTGTAACAAAATGGTAAAATATTCGTAACAGACATTAATTGTTACGGATAATTTGAAGGGGGGTGTTACGGATAAATGAAATGTAAATTATGCCATAAGGAATTTGATGGAAGAAAGGATGCTAAGTTTTGTTCAACCAAGTGTAGGGTAAGTTATAGTCGTGGTGTTAGACAGGGGCCCCAAGATAAAGTAGAGGAGGTCAAGCCAAAAACGATAGAAACTAAAGTGAACTCTATTGCTAATGAGAAGATCGCTAAAGCTATTCTTGCCTTGATAGAGAATAGGGAGAAGCTATTAAAGGGGCTTGAACCCCATGTGGTGTTTTTTCTTGGCAACACGATTATTAAAATTGGATTAAAGGAAGTTATTATTGGGGATACCAAGTTTAAGTTGAAATGAGAATAGACTACGATTTCTACAAGCCTGAACCCAACCAGAGGGCTATTCATGAAGACCCCCACCGGTATCGGGTAGTTTGTGCGGGGAGAAAATTTGGCAAGTCAACATGTGCCCGTCAGGAACTGGTGATGAATGCCATTTTTTACAAATCTAAGAAGAAGAAGGGTATTTTTCAGCCTCCAAACTTCTGGATTGTTTCCCCAACGATCAAGCAAGGTAGATTAAACCATTGGCGGCAATTAATTGCGGAAATTCCCAATGAATTTATTTTAAGAAAACGGGGTGGGCCAGCGATTGACAACACCAACATGACAATCGAGCTGGTTAATGGGGCGATTATTCATATTGTCGGGGCGGAAAATGCTGACAGGATACGGGGAGCGGGGGTAATGGGCATGGTGGTTGATGAGGCCGCCTATATTCCCTCTAAGGTTTGGTCAATGGTTTTAAAGCCCGAATTGTTACAGACTAAGGGCTGGTGCTTGTTTATTTCCACTCCAGCGGGCTATAACTGGTTTTACGACATTTGGAAGCGGGGTCAGACTAAGGATAAGAAATCGGCTTGGAAGTCATGGCGTTTTACTACTTATGACTCTCCCAGAATGAAAGACCCTGAACGATTAAAGGATTTGGAAGATGAAAGAGCCAATTCAGCGGTAGAAACCTTCGCCCAAGAGTATTTGGCTTCGTTTGAAAAACTTGAGGGCTTAATTTACAAGGAATTTGATGAGAAAACTCATGTGGTTGACGAAATGCCTAATGAGCCAGGGGGCTGGTATTTTCGGGCAATTGACTGGGGGACTCGTGATCCTGCTTGTGTTTTGTTTGCCAAAGTCTTTCCCAACAAGAGAGTTTACATTTATGATGAAATTTACGAAACCGACCTTTCGACTGCTGATTTAGCTGATAAGATAAGGGCCAAGTCTTATGATAAACCATTCCAGAACACCTATGCTGATCCAGCTGGCCGACAAAACATTATTGATATGAATGTTACTCATAAAATCCCTATTACTAGGGCGTTAAGGGAAACTTCCACCACGAAGAAGAATTGGGTCAATTTGGGCATTGATAAGGTTAAAGAACGGCTAAAGGGAAGATTGCCAGATGAGAAACCGATTTTAATGGTTACTAAAGAGTGCGAAAACCTTATCAGGGAATTTGGAATTTACTCATGGAAAGAAAACCCAGACCCAGACAAGAATAGCCCGGGAGTTCCAGAGGACGCCAATAATCACGCCATGGATGCCCTTCGGTATTTGATTATTTCTTATGCTGTTAATGAAGATGAAAGCGAATTACCGGATGATACTGTTATGTTTGATGAATATGGGTTATATTAATGAAATACGAATTAAAAATTCCTGATGAGAACCTGAAAGCCCATTTTGACATTGAGGAAGATATTAAGAAGCGTGGCAATGGATTGTTTACCTTTGTTTTAAGGGTTCATGATGGGCGGATTACAGACTATAACTTAATGGAGACAGTTGATGCCAAAAACAAATACTTCAGCGTTGCTAAAATTGCTAGAACAGAACTTACTATTTCACGCTATACTAGAAAATGAAATAAGAGAAAGCCCTTATGGTCAACAGACTTACAATGTAGTTATCAAGAATGGGGTTGCCCAACTTGAGACTCTAAACATTGTTAAAACACGACGGCGAAGATATAAACTTGACAAGAAATAGCAGTCGTGTTAGGATATTGCCAAAGCCGATAACATTGTAGTTTATGTTAAGGCCCCTTCGGGGGTCTATTTTTATGAGTGAACTTACCGAACAAATCAAGTCAAGGCAGGATGCCGCCTTCAAATTCCTCAAGACCAAGAGAAAACTCTGGGATGACTGCGAGGATTTATTTCATAATAAGCTAGTCAGTTCAATTTCTAAAGGTTCTAAATCACAAGTTTTTGATCCAGCCTTAACTACTTTGGTTCTTGAACGGGCTTATCGGGTGATGGGAAAACTGGGTGCGGGTAAAGCAAGGGGAGTTTCCAAAAACGATAGCGGAACAGCCGCCGTAATGAATTTGGTTTTGGATAGGTATGTTGTTCCTAATGCTAATGCCCAATTCGACCTCTTAACCAAGTTCCGTATGACCGATATTTATTCCAATTTGTATGGCAATTTCTTTGCCATGGTTGATTGGAACGTCAAGGACAATGGCTATATTGGACCGGATTTGTGGCTTCTTAACATTCGGGATATCTTTCCTCAAGTAGGGGCGGTTTCAATAGAAGATAGTGATTATATCATTGTGCGAACTTGGAAGCCATTGAGCTATTTTGAGGCGATTGCCAAGAACAAGAGTTTTAAAAATGTTCCCAAGATTATTGAAAAACTCAAAGATAAGTCGGGAAGCAAGCAGAGTCGGGACTCAGAAGCAATTTCTAGTCGGGAGGAAGAAGAATACCCAGAGCAGGTGGCAGCCAAAGAGGCTGGTTATTTTGAGGTGTGGTCAATGTTTGAGAAGGATCGTTGGGTTGATTATTCAGTAGAGGCCGATTTAGAGTTTAGGGACATTAAAAACCCCCACGACAATGGTGAGCTTCCCGTTGTTTGTAAATATTCAATTCCTCTCTTAGATGATTTTATGGGCATGGGGGACTTTGAGCGGGGCAAGCCCATGCAGATGGTTACCAACTCGATTTGGAATTTGTATCTTGAGGCAGTCAAAATGTCAATTTTTCCGCCCGTGTTGATTAACAAGGACAATATTGCCGCTATGAGTTCAATTAAATGGGGAGCGGCCGAGAAATGGTTGGTGAGAAACCAAGTTGACAACTCTGCTAGAACAATAGATTTAAGCCCCAAGGGTATCAGAACCTTCCAAGGAGTTTATCAGGTGGCTAAGGCTTCTCTCTTAAACCAATTTGGAACAACCGACACTTCAGTCATTGCCCAGATTGAACCGGGTTTTGGCCGAACCCCCAAAGCTCTCCAAATGCAGGAGAATAGGGAAAACGCCCGTGATAATGCTGATCGCTTCTATATGGAGCAATTTATCAATAAAGTAATGAGGAAATTTGCCAATCTTGTTGCTAAAAAATTGTCACCCAGAATAGTAAATAGATTGTTTAAAGATGATATCGCTGAACTTGCCAGAACCAATCCTACTTTAGCTGGTGTATATGACGAAGAAACTGGAAAACTTGGCAAAATAAACTTTGGTTCAACCCTTTGGGATTACGAAATTGTTTCTGGATCAACTTATGCGATTGATCAGCAAACTCAACAACGGAATTTGATGGCCTTATTGGAAATGATACAGAAAAATCCCCAGATTCTCCAACTTATTGGTAAAGACTACAATATCAACTTTGGTGAATTATTTAAGAGAGTAATAAGCAATAGTGGCATCCAGAGCAATGAATAAAGTTCCGCCAGAGCAAGCAATGCAGGGGCAACCAAATGAGCAAACAGGCTATTAAACCAGATACATTTATCAGTCAGTTGCCGACATTTATCAAAGAGAAGAAGCCAACCAGTAGTTCGGTAACTCAAGAAGAATCGCAATTGGCAAGAATGGCAAAAACAGCTGGCTGGCGGGTTCTTAGGGAATATATTGAGCAAATAAAGAAGGATATGGATTTGTTAAACGATCAAGCAATTGCTAATGGGGCAGATTTTAAGACAATTGGCCAAAATACAGTAGTTATAAGCCAAACGAAAACCGTGTTGAACAAAGTCCTTAATAAGGTTGAAGATGCACGGGAAGCGAGTGAAAAACAGAAGTGAAACAGAAATTCTTGATTTTAACAACCCAGCTTACAAGTTTGTGCCGAAGGGAAGGCATGAGTGGAGACAAAGAGGTCCTTATCTCGTTTGCCTGAGCTGTGAGCTTCAGCACGCTGTTTGGATTGGGGTTGATAAGCAAATGGTAGGTATAGATAAAGAAGGAAGGCCGATTTTAAAGAATCTATAACGGGATCGATAGGCAGGATCGGTCTCGCTATAGGCTCTTTAAGCCTAGGGTTCTCGCATAACCTAGGGATTACCTAAACCGGTGCGTAATAAAGAAAGGAGGTGAACAATGGCAGATTCACCCAAGGCGAAAAATAGGGTTGAGGAGGAAAACAACCTTGACGCTTCGCCAGCGGCAGAACCGAAAGACTCTGGGGAAGTCTCGGAAACCAAGGTAGAACCGACGGGGGAAACCAAGGTTGAGGAGAAAGAAACAGGGGAAAAATCTAAAGGGAAAGAGTCAAAGAAGGGATACGAGAAACGGGTGCGACAGCTTGTTTCTGAGAAGAAACGGGCTCAAGCTAGAGCACAATCGCTGGAAGCAAAACTAGCGGAACTGACGGCCCCAGTAGGGCCACAGGTTGCACAGCAACCACCCATGCCGCAGGAACCGATTGTAAAGCCGGGTGAAGAAATTGACGCTACGGAACTTGATAAGCGTATCAAGACTCGTGAGCAAAGACTTCTTCAGCAAGCTGATGCTTCAGCCCAATTAAGGGCTAAGCAGACAGAGGCGATCATTCGGATTAATAACGAAGCCAGCGAGGTACTCAAGAAATATCCCGAACTCGATCCAGACAGCGACTCCTTCAACGAAGATTTATCCAACTCTATTACCGAGGCGACGGAAGCCTATGTTAGGTCTAATCCGTACACCGCATCAGTTAAGAAGTTCGTGGCCAAACTGATGAAACCCTATAAAGGGGCGGTAGAGAAAGAGGTTGGTGAGGTTACTGAGAAGATCGCCAAGCAAGTATCAGAGACCGCTTTGAGACCAACTTCTGTAAAGGGCGGCGAGAAGAAATTCGAGGAGCTGACTATCGAGGAAATGGAGAAGAAACTCGGAGTAGTTTATTAACCTTTCTTCCTAGTCGAGCTCGGGCAGGTAGGGCTGTCAAAACGACTTGGCTAGGATCAGCAATTAGCTGAGAAAGGAAGGTGAAAAATACATGGCAGCTGGTAGCGGAATGTCGGGGGCGACTAACGTCAACGTTGTGTCAACCCTAAGTCAGGAAATTTCTACCTATTATGAGCGGGTATTTTTGAAGAGGGCCGAATACGAGTTAATCCTCAAGGAGGGTGGTCAAATTAGGACTCATCCAGACAATGAGGGCCATACGGTTAATTTTACTCGTTATGAGCCTTTGTCAATAATTACCACGAATTTAGGTGAAGCTTCCAACCCAACAACTTGCTCAATTACCGCTTGTACGGTGTCCATGACTCTTAGTGAGTATGGCTTGACTGTCAACACTTCTCGTTTCCAGTCCTTAGTGTCAATTGACGCTGGGATGAAGGAGAAGATCAGTTTGGTTGGTCAAAACATGGGTGAAACCTTGAACCGGTTGGTTCGTCTTGAATTAACCAATGGTACTTCGTATTACCCCAATGGTCACTTTGTAAGCTCGATTGCGGCTGGCGATGTTCTTGATGCTTGTAACATTCGTATGATTGTTCGAACTCTTGAACTGAACAAGGCACGCAAATACCCCGACGGAATGTATGTGGGTAAAACTGAGCCTTACAGCAAGTACAAATTGCTCGGTGATAGCACTTGGATTAACGCCAAGACCTATTCCGATGTCAAAGATTTGTACAAAGGTGAAATGGGCGAGTTGTATCAGGTTCGTTGGCTCTTGAACAAGGATTTGGCATCTGGAACTGAGGCAACCTCAACCGCATCTTCGGGTGTTGTTAGGTTCTACACTTATGTTCATGGTGCTGATTCATTCGGGTGCTATGACCTTGAACGGGATAAACCGAAGCTGTATATCTTGCCGAATGTAGTTGATTCAAACTCACCCGCAGGGCGAATTTCAATCATCTCTTGGGCAGGTTCATACGCAACCAAGATTTTGAACTCAGATTGGGTTCTTACTTGTCGGTTTACTTCAGCCTAATGGTTGTTTGTTGGGGGAGTTCCCTACAATCTCCCCCAACTTTGTAGGGAAACAACATGATACATAAAACAAGGAGACACGATATCGAACAATTAAGGCGGGAGTATGATCAAACTCCCGATCCTAATTTAAGAAAACAAATTAAAGATGCCGCCAGACGGATAAGAAATGAAACTGGGGCAATTGAAAGCATGAGAGAAGCCTTAATAAAGGAACACCGTAAGGGAAGATATGACAATGTAAAGGATATTCACGAATTTATTAAGAAACGATCAAAGTATTATCAAAGCAAACATGAGTGACACGGTTTTTAGAACTAAGGTAGAACAACCCAAGCCAGAGGTTTTGCCAGAAGGCAAAGAACCAGACAGGGCGGGAGACGAGGGAGAACCAGAGGTTGTCCCTTATTTAGATTACGAGAGAGAGCACGGCCACCCTTATTCGGTGGATTACTTTAAATTAGGTGATACTTGGGAAGACCCGACTGGGGGATTTCCCAAAGAATTGTCCATTATTGAAGAATATATGCAGGAAAAGATTGAGTCTGGGGAATTGGCTAATAGTGTTAAGGCAATTGAGGAAGAATATAAGAATTTAGAGAAAGTAACTGGTGTTAAGAAGGAAGAGCGGCCAGTAGTTAAGATAGAAACAATAGCGGCTTACATTGAGTTTTTAATGAAAACTGCTAAAACAAAATATAATTTAAGGAGATATGGGAAATATGGGAATAACTAAAGGATTATCAAAAATTTTAAAGAGTGTTCAAGAGATATTTAATCTCTCATTTGATACTGATTACAATGTGGTGGCAATGCAGCCATTGGGCCATGATGGCGTATCTTTACAAAGGATAAACGCTGATAATATGGCAGTTAAGATAACTGTTTCTGGAAGTTACACATATATTGCTCTGGCTGCGACTGGAACAGCCCAGGCAACAGCTAAATGGCAAGTAAAGAGGATTTATGATGATGGGGCTGGAACAACAACGATCACATGGGCAGATGGCGACTCAGAATTTGATAATGTTGCCACCGATTTAACAGCGTTGAGTTATTCGTAATATGGCTAGTCCAACAGTTGACAAAATAATTAAGGGTAACTTGGTAATGCACGATCACTCGGAGAGTGATTTGGGAGCTGTTTTAGACACCCGCTATCTTAAGCTAGACCAGTCCACGCCCCAGACAATAACTGGCGGGATTCCTAAATTAGATGCCAGTTACAGCGATTTTACTCTTGCTGAGGAAATTG